CTAAAATATGGTATAATAGGAGTTATAGAGATAACCACATGGCCTCAATAGATCAAGAAACAGAACAATACTACAACAAGTACTTTGACCTGTTTAGAACCGATGGTTGGAAACAGTTAATCGAAGAACTACAACAGAATGCTTTCGTAATAAATAGCGTAGAAGCAACTAAAGATGAGAACGATTTGTATGTACGAAAAGGACAACTAAACGTACTTGCTTATATTCTTAACTTTGAATCTGCAACTAATAATAATTATGAAGAGCTAATCAGCGATGATTAAAGTATTTGATTTTCGCTGTACAAACGGACATATCTTTGAAGAATTTGTAGACGGCAACACTACATCCAGTAGGTGCGGATGTGGAGCCAACGCTACAAAAATTGTTTCAGCTACTCAGCATATCTTAGATGGTTCTTCTGGGGACTTTCCCGGCAGACACATGAAATGGGTACGTGAACACGAGAACGCTGGACGATCTAGTCGGGAATCCTAGTCTTAGGTTACTTCTCATTTTAATCCTCCATAACCTTAATAATAGGCGGGGTAAGTTTATATTATGTCACGAGCACAATTACTTGATGAGCGTCCTGAAGAAGAACCCATCGAAACAACTGAAGAGCTAACTAACAACTCTATTGAGAATCCTGAAGAGGAACAGCCTCAAGAACCAGAGTTTGACCTTCCTGAAAAGTACCGTGGTAAGTCTGTCGAAGACCTTGTACAGATGCACCAAGAGCTAGAGAAATTCTCTGGCAAACAGAGTACGGAAGTAGGTGAACTCCGCAGACTTGTAGATGATCATATTCAGACACAACTCTCAACACAACAAGCACCTCAACAACAGCAACAAGAAGACGATGACGTAGATTTCTTTGTAGATCCACAATCGGCTGTTAACAAAGCAATAGCTAACCACCCTAAGATTAAAGAAGCAGAAGCTTACACACAACAAGCAAAACAACAGGCTACTCTTTCACAGTTAAAATCCAATCATCCTGATATGGAGAGTATACTACAAGATCCTAAGTTTGCTGAGTGGATTAAAGGGTCAAAAGTTAGAACTAATTTGTTTGTCCAAGCAGACCAAGGTTACGATTACGATGCTGCTCACGAATTGTTTTCTCTCTGGAAAGAAAGAAACCAAGCCGTACAACAAACCGCACAAGCGGAAAAAGCAGCTCGTCAAAGTACATTAAAGTCTGCAAGTACAGGCAATGCTCGCGGAACAGCAGAGGAATCGCGTAAGAAAATTTATCGTCGTGCTGACTTAATAAAACTTATGCAAAGTGACCCTGATCGCTACATGGCGCTGCAACCTGAAATTATGGCAGCGTATGCAGAGAAGAGGGTCAAATAGCCTAACCTTTAAGGAGAATTAAAATGGCTGGTGAAACCTCTGGTGCATATTTTACAGCTAATGCTGTAGTAGACAAAACTGCGGCGGGTACTTTTATCCCCGAAATTTGGTCGGATGAAATTATTGCCGCTTACCAAAAGAACCTGAAGATGGCTCCCCTTGTCAAGCGTCTGTCTATGACCGGCAAGAAGGGTGACGTTATTCACATTCCTAAGCCTATCCGTGGTTCAGCTAATGCTAAGGCAGAAGCTACCGCAGTAACCATTCAGGCTAACCTTGAGACAGAGCTGACCGTCACTGTAGACCGTCACTTTGAGTACTCGCGTCTGATTGAGGACATTGTAGAGGTACAGGCTCTGTCATCTCTGCGACAGTTCTACACTGAAGACGCTGGTTATCAGCTGGCTCTGAAAGTTGACACTGATCTTATCAATGCTGCTACTGGCTTTGGTAATGGTACTCGTACTCAGACTCCTGCCGCTACGGGTGCTAACTGGGTAAACAGCAACAGCTACTACTTCAATGCCGCTGCTGGCCTTGCTACGTATGCTGTTGACACTGTAGCTACTGGTGACAACTTTACTGACCTTGGTTTCCGTGAGGCTATCAAGCTGATGGACGATGCTGACGTACCTATGGACGGACGAGTTCTCGTTATTCCTCCTGCGTCACGTAAGTCAATCATGGGCATTGATCGTTACGTGTCTTCCGACTTTGTTGGTGGTCGTGGCGTTGAGTCAGGTCTAATCGGTAACCTGTACGGTGTAGACATTTACGTGTCTAGCAACTGTCCTGTTATTGAGACAGCCGCTGAAAACGGTGCTTCATCTCTTGATACTCGTGGTTGCTTGTTCTTCCACAAAGACGCTCTCGTTATGGCAGAGCAACTCGCTGTACGTTCTCAGACTCAGTACAAGCAGGAATACCTGTCTACGCTGTTTACGTCTGACACGCTGTACGGTGTTGAGACTTACCGTCCCGAAGCAGGATTCATCCTCGCTGTTTGCGACGAGTAAGCTACTCTCTACGGGGGTCGCAATGGCCCCCTTTTCCTTTTGCTCGTTTTTCTTGGAGTAGGTGATGG